CATTCATTTCAGCATCTGTTAATGGACGCTCTCTACGAGCCCAGTTAGATGTTGAATAATCTGCATAACCGCCTTTTGAAGTTTTGTTAAGACGGAAATCTACACCTGCTGTGTAATCTGTTGGCAGTTCTTCCATATCGGGGTCCATTAATGCGGCCTTAATGATTTGGAAAATCTGCGGACCAATAATAAACCTACGAATAGGATTCTCTGGAGTTGTATCTTCGCTTAAAGGATTATCAGTCACAAAGCCTTGGAAAATGTATGAACGCTTTTTCCAATACTTACGACCCATATCTTCTAGTGAAGGATCTTTAAACCAACCACGTACTTCGCTCAAGATTGGACAAGTTTCGCCATACATTTCCATACATGGTACTTGTACTTGAACTGGACGAGAGTCAGTCTCACCTTTCACCCCAGCAAATGGAAGTTTGATCATCAAACGTTCTTGCCAGAAGAAAGTGTTGTTTTCATCCCCATCAGGAAGGAAACGTAGAGTAGAACTCTCGCCTTCTTTCATGTTCCAAAATGGGTAAATTGCGTTGTCCCCGCCGGTGCTTTGAGAACCACCTGTGCGTGATTCTTGTTCTTTCAGTTTTGCTCTGATTTCTGCTAAAGATGCCATAGTTTTGCCTCCTATAATATGCCTATGTCTTTGTGCCTAAATAAGTGTAGCACAGTATTATACTACACTCATATATTTATAAAGTCAAGCGTTTTTCTTGACTTTTTTTGAATTAACGTAAACCTGCTAATTCTCTCATTCTATCAAACTCTGTGTCTGTTTCCATTTGCTGTGGATTTTGAGTCATTTCAAATTCTTCACAAGTTTGATAGATTCTTTCAATGAACTGCTTTGCTGGTTCAATGAATTTTTCACCATAGTCTTTTTCAACCATAGTTAATACTGCTGTTTCGCCTTTTGGAAACTCGCCGGTTTCTTTATCAAAATGACTTAGTATAAATTCGCCTATTGGGGTCTTTTCGTCTTTTAGTTCCTTTTCTTTGCCCATTGCTTTCTTAATAGCAATGTCTTTTGCTTTCATGTAATCGTCTGAATCAATATCGCCGTCACCGTCGTGATCTTTCTTTTTGCCTTCATACGAATCCCAGTCTGCGTTATCGATTGTATCATCAATTACCATACCAATACATTCGTCCCTGTCATCGTCTGGGTGTAAGCCATTTTCTCTAGCACAGTCATTAATTTCTTGATCTAATTCTTCTGGGCTTAGTCCCATTTCTTTTGCTAATGCGTCTTCACCACCTTTTTCATAGGCAGCTTCCATGTCCATTTTTGCTTGCGCTTGCTGGCTTGGTTCGCCATATGGAGCACTTTCTTCCGGGGCTTGTTCGTCGCCTACACCGTGTCCTTTATGGAACCAAGATTCTAATTCTGCTTGTAGTTCTTCTGGGTCTTCAGTATCAAAGTATGTAAAGTCATCAGCAACTACTTTGCTTTTTCCTTCTGGAGATGTAATAGTGAGTTTATGTTTTGCATAACCATTTTCTTCACCGTTATATTCTAATGTATAACTGTATTCACCTGCACCTTCGGCAAACTGACCCATTATTTTATCAAATGCTGATTCTAGTTCTGCTTCTTCCGGCGCTGTAGATTTTACAGTTTCATACATTCCCTTGCCGCCACATTCTGGACAAGATTCGTCACATGAGCAAGGTGTATCTCCGCAGCAAGAGCACTTTTTATCTTCGCCTTCGTAAACACTGTAACCTTCTAAATCTAAAGGTCCTAACTCACGTGCCTTTGTTGCTTCGCTTACCAGTTTGTATATGTAAGGGAATACATCTTTGAGTTCTTCGTTAAACTGACGAATAGTTAATTCGTCAATCCAATTTTCAGCAACGTCGGCAGGAACTTCTTCTAGTACTGGTGCTTCAAAAGATTCAAATGCTTCTGAATAAAAAGACTTTTTCTGGAGAGATTCGATTGTCTTTTTAACAGTAGCAACTCTTTCTTTTACAACATCCATATAATCTGCAAGGCTTTCTGCCATTACAGCTGAACGACCCATGTAGTTCTTAAACTTGCGTAACTTAGCAAGTTCTTCTGATAGTCCTACAATATGCTTACCAAAATCATCATGGGGATTGCCACCTTCTGCTACATGACGAGCCATTGCTCTAGCACCTGCTAGATGTTTGTAAGGATACTTAAATCTTTCTCCTTGTGCGTTGTCAACAAAAATAGAACCAATTTTCTGTGTTCTACCTGTTGCTAATTCTGCATTCACACTTTCTGTGTGCTTAATTACCAGCCTAGCGTTATCTATATCTTGATAACTTACACGGCTAGTTCCGTACAACTTTGACTCGTTCATTTTATCCTCTCCAGATCTATTTGTTGCTAAAAACTTGTAATCTCTTTTATTTAAGTTTGACTTTGTTATATTGCGTGTGTTAAAGTTGAGTAATCTTTTTTTGGCAAAAACTCTTAATTCTTTCAAAAATGAGTACCATTGATCTTTGACCATACTGTTTTCGTTAGTAACTAAATCGTTACTATACATGACTATTACACCTTCGTCTTCGGCGACACTTACACTAACTTTGCCTAAGTCGCGTCCTTCAGTCTTAAAAGAAAAATCAAAATATCTAGCCAAAGATGGTTCGTTAGTAATATTTCCATCCTGATCTCCTATTGTCACATTATGGAATTTACCGCGAATTTTGTTAAACAAATCTTGACTGACATTATCTAAGTTTTTCATATTAGTATTTATCAATAGTTGGTTGATATAAAGATAGGCATTGGTGGTTCGTAATCATCGTCAGATTCGGCTTGATTAAATGTGTCGTATATTCTTGGATCCCAATCTTTGAGTACTGCCATCATTCTAAGTGCTAATAAAGTGGCACTTATAAGATCGTCTGTTTGTCCTAGCTTTGCTTTATAACTACTGCCTGTTGCAACATAGTTTTTAAGTTCTGATATAAAGGGTTTAGAATGCACAGTCATTTTTGAATTTTCAATCATGGTTTTTAATCGGCTACAAGCAGTAATTTTAGTACTATGCGTTGTGTTAAAACCCTTTCTAAACTTTCTTACATGACCTTTTCTAATCGGTTCTGATACAAATAGTCCTGGGATATTTTCTTCTCCAAAATCGTTAATAACTATTAGAGCTGCTTCTCCTATAGAATTGTTTTCTACACTCCAATATATTCCTTGCGGATTTTGTGTTTCTTGTTCTATGTATCTACAAATATCGGATAATATTCTTATTTGCCCCGGAATAGCAGTAGTATTGTGCTGCCATTCTGCTACTTGTTCATAGGTTGGAAGTTCAAAAACTTGTATGGCTGCATTATCGCCGCCAGTTCCCATACTTGGATCGAGTGCTACTGCATAAGTGTACTGATTTGTTGGTTTTTTATACCAACGTGTTTGGCCCATATTTAGTATCGGTTTATGTCCTTCCATTTGTGCTAAGTGTATTGCAGAAATAAGAGTTTCATCAAATACTAAGAATTCACATCCGTATTCTCGCCTGAAACGTTCTTCGCCAATTCTGCCTATTTCAGCATCTCGCCATTCGTCGTCTCGATCTGGATGTTCACTCCAGTGACAAGTAAAACTGTGAAATCCATTAATGCCAAGATCTGTTTCATTGCCGTGCTCGTCAAATTTTTGTTCTGCCTGTTTCCATATATTTGCAAATGTATCCTCATCGGAGTTAGGTGTACTTGTAATAATAGCACGACCACCTGTTGCTAGCGTAGGTGATATCGAGGTCCAAAATTCATCTGCAATATTAGGTTGTACAAACGCAAACTCATCGCAATATAATAGCGAAATAGACATACCACGTCCTGTATTACCTGTTGTAGTTGCACTAACTATTCGACTGCCGTTTTCAAATTCAATTGAGCCTTTATTGTAATTTGTTACTCCGGCTCTTATATGATCAGGACATAACTCATACACATAGCGAATACGTTGCATAATTTCTTGTGCTCCTGTGTATTTGTGAGCAGCAATTAATATAGTTTGGTCGGGATGAAACATTGCGTACCACGTTAAATATACCGCGGCACAAGTAGTTTTTCCAGTTTGTCTAGGCAACATATTAATATTAAATCTAAAGTTATGGTAACTTTCTAACAGTCGCTCTTGGTAGTCAAATGGATCAAATAATAATTTGCCTTTTACAGGGTGCTGTATGTAAGCAAACTTTTTTGCAAAATGTAGATATCCTGACTCCGGATCCATACACAGCATCAAGTCTTGTATTTGATCTTCAGAGTATTGTTCTCGCTGATTGGCTTTTTTAGTTAAAACGCCGTCTAGTGATTTTGCCATAATAATATTTAGTGAAAAAAATAGCGGCAGTTGCCGCTATTTGAATATGCCTAAAATGACAATTATTTACGTTTTTTCTTTTTGCTGCCGCACATTGCCTCGTATTGTGCTATTAAATCTCTTTTTAGTTTTTCTTTTACAGCCATTGCGTTATCGCCATCTTGTGCTTTAGCAAATTGTTTTTTCTTTTTGTTAAGTCCGCCTGATAAATCGTGTATCATTTTATTATGGTCTGAATATTCCTCGTCTGGTTCATTAGCATACGATTCTTCTTCATAACCACTTGGGTCTTTTACTCTAATGTCTTTTGGATTTTTTGATTTATGCATATCATCGCCTGAGAAAGTAACTGCATCAACATCTCCGTATTCTTCGTTTGGAGAGTTACTGTAGTCACCACAAGGTGATTCGTCTTTTGGTCCGTCTACTATATCACGTAATCTTTCTATATCAGTGCGCATAGGCATCATGTCTGGTTTAACTTCAGATGCTCCACCTAACCCTGCATTTTTCATCATATCGAGCAAATCAGCAACGTGTTCTTTACCAGTTGCATTCATGCTTACGTTAATACTGACAGGATTTCCTTTGTCCATTGGAGGAGTCATTGGAGGAGCCATTGGAGGCATACCGCCTTCATCAACTGACTGTAAAGACTCAAGAATTGTTTTCATTTCAGAAGTGCCTTCGCCTTTAAATTCTCCAGTACCATTTTCTACACTTTCGAGATTTTTTAAAATTTGATTCATATCCATTATTTGCTCCCTATTGCACTTACTGCATTTTCTTCGTTTGTAATATCTTGAGATTCACCTTTTGGTGCACCTTCCATTGGGTCATGTTTTCTTTCTGTGCGAGCTTTTTCTAATTCTTTTAATAATTCCATAACGCGATTCCCGCCAGCATTTTTTTGCGCATCTTCGCTTTTAATTGGATCTTCATATTCTGAATTTAAAAGTGCTTCGTAAGGTCCGGCGCCTTCTGTACGAGCTTCGCCGGCTTGATTGCCATCTCTTGTTTCTTCAGCAAGAGGATTAGCAACGTAAATGTGGCTTTGGTCTATACCACAACATGATCCTACGTACTCTTTGAGAATTGCATCAGTGGTAGGATAAGTTAAATCTACTTCATAATATGTTACATGACAATTATCCAAATTTGGAAAATCTAATGGACGTGATTGAATTGGCGTTCTTTTGCCAGTTGTCATGTTTTTTATGCCGTATCTTTTTAAGCAAGTCTCTAGCATATCCTCGCAACCTTCTGGTAAGTCGCCTGCTATACCAATTTTAAAAGGATATGACTTTTCTGATTCTGTTAAAAATTCTGTAAATTTTTTCATATTAACTTTCCTAATATAAGTTATTTATCCTTATCTAAGCCTTTTAACTTTTCTATTAGACTATTTCTGTCTGTGACAACATATCCGTCGCCTTGTATTACACCATTATCGCTATAATCTTCTTTGTCCATTTTTTCTTTTTTAAGTTGCAGCTCAATCATTTTTAATTTTTTATCTAGTTTAGCAGTCTTTGCATCTAAACTAGTTTTAAGCATATTACCTGCAACTTCAAATACACGCCCGCTATAACGACTTTCAACGTTCATACCCAAGTCCATTAAATCTTCATATGCTGTTAGTGCCCTATCTGCTATGTCATCTAATTCTCCGTCGGCTTTTTCGCCTAACCCTTTTACAGCAGGAAGAGCTGATGTAATTTTATCCAGTTCGGCTATGCTTCTAACATCGTCCTCTTGAACTGAGATTGCTTTTTGTGCTTTATCTTTTTTTGCTTCTTCTTTTGCTTCGTCAACTAACTCTTTATTATCAGGCAAATTGAGCAATTCTTCTAATTTTTTTGTCATAAAAACACCATTAAATGCTACTATTATTTATCTGCGTGTGCCCTGATGGAAAATATCTCCTTCATTAACAATGCGGAAAAAGATACCTCTCTGCTTGCACCACTTAGCAGCGGCCTCCCATTTTGCTTGATTTTTAACCCAACTGGCTTGATTGTATTTGTTACGACCCAACTTTTCTTTTACAGTTTGATTTTCTGGTTTTACTTCTATAACTTCAATTCTGCGTCGGCCTTTTGCATCATTATAACAAATAAAAAAATCTGGAACGTATATTGTTTGTTTTCCATTTAATGGATTTCTATATGGTATTTTAATAGGTTCTGATGCCCATTGTTCTATTGCTTTATGCTCATCGCAAAATCGCATAAAAGCAAATTCCCAACTAGATCTATAAGTAGGGGTTCCTTTGCCGACGTATTTGTCTGGATTTTTAAGTGTAAACTTGCCTTGCGCAAACTTGGCCATTTTACACCACTATGTTTCGCGCTTCTTGTCGTTCAGTTGGAGTTTCGGCTTTATAGCCTAACTTAGACGTTTTCCCTCTATCAGCATTAAGTATTTGTGCAACCAAAGCAGATATTTGCACATCTGTTAAACCTTTTAATGTATCTATTAATTTAAAAATTTTTACATTATCTAACTTTGCTTGATTTAATAGAGTAGTTGCAGTACTTACTGCTGATGTTTTATCAAATCCTCTTTTGGTAAAAAATCCAACCACAGCGTCAACATCATTAGATGGAAATTCTAATTGTTTAACTAGGAATTTGTCAAAAAATTCTACTACTTGTGATTCAGATGTTGCTGGTGGCTTTGGTAAACTTGACATATATTCTCCTTAATCTGGAATTACTAATCCGTTGACTACCCTATCTAACACGTAGGTGCCTATCTGTAAACCTTCTCTACGTAATTGCTCACTGCCTAAGTTTTTAACATTCTGATATAAATTAATTGCTTTTAATATAGTATCCAGGGCAGCATTGCCTGTTGAAATGTCTGACCATATATCTTCTATTGAATCAATTACGCCGCCTATTCCAAATATACTAGTAGTTCCGCCACCGAGCGGAGTTAATGGACTAGGATACTTGTCGTAGTGTAGATTTCCAAATCCTTTTGGAGAATCGTCTTCAACACCGCCTCTAGAATAAACAACTGCTTCGTATGCTACTTGTATCTGATTTGCTGCGGTTTCTGCTGCACCGTAAGAATCCATAGTATCGTGTTGTATACTAGTAATTATTGGATTAACTAATGTAAATCCTGTATACTGGTGCCTACTCAACTGATAAATGCTTATCTTATCAAAAAATGGACCAATACTATCATTATCAAAGCCGTAACGATATTTGTGTGCGTCTTCATTTTTGTATAAATTACGAGGATCAAACGGAGGATAATTTCCACTTATATCATAATTACCGTCTCTAAAATAATATCTATAATAACCTTCTAGCAAAGCTGTAGTTAAACCTAAATTATCGTCATGGAAAGTAATATTGACTGGATCGTAACTTACTGCTGTTTGAACATTCTTTTTTCTGTTATATTGATTTTTTGTAATTACTTCCATGTTCATCTTAGGTAGGTCAACACTTTTTACCAGCATATTAACTTCAGATAAAAACTGTGGATTTTGTGCAAACGTATTTGCAAAGTTTAAACCGTCAGTAGATAATTCAAAAACTGTATGATAAAGAAATTTAGTTTTAGGAGCAAGCCTAAAAGCCGAATGAGTAAATAGATTACTTGCATGGAAGAAGTCTCCCATATTGCCTTTAGGATTAGTAAGCCTATTAAATAGGTTATCTAAATAGTTTTGGAAGTAATTTGACATACAAATATTTATCCGAAAAATAAAGTACGTATATAATAAAAAAGGAGCCGAAGCTCCTTTTTCACTTTAGTAACTAAGTATTAGCTATTATATTCCAATACCGTCACCTCTACCAACGTTACGACCAATACCACTACCTTGCGGTACTTGTATAGCATTGTCATATCTAATTGCTAGAGTGATTGTTACTGGGTCATTTGTTGCGTATGCTAATGTGTTGTAGTTAGCATTTTGTATAAAACATCCGTATAATTCAAATGTTTCTAAAATACCACTGTCAGCTGTTGGAGCATATGCGCCGTTACCGCCATCTAAGATTTCAATTCTTGTAACAAATTTATAGTCGATACCTGATGCTGCACTTGATTGTTCAAAGAAATCAAACTGCTTCTGCATCTGCTCGCCTACGAGCTTCTGTACATTTCCTGTCACATCTTCTCTTAAGTTTAAAGTAATTGGCTCCCATGCGTGTTTACCTGCAAGATATGCTCTTGAGTTGTAAACAGGAATTTCAATTTCCTCAAAATTAACAGTTGGTCTAGTAACGTCAATAACCTGTTTTGTAAGTTCTGTAACTTCGCCTGCCGATACACCAAAGTTTTCGAGTGATACTCTAAAACGATATTGCAACTTGGGCATTAACAGTCCTTGAGTAGTGCTTGACTGGTCAGCTGCTAACGGAACTGTAATCTTTGATAGTGTTGAAATTGACATTCTTTAACTCCTAATTTAATATTATTTATCAAATATAGGGCCCTAATTTAGGACCCCTATTTTATAAACCTGCTATCTCGCCTGTGTTCTTAAGTCTTAGTGGAATGTAAATAAATTCGACTGACTTAACTGGTTCAATTGCAATATCCAAGTAAAGCTCGTTACGATCAATTCTTGATGGTGTGTTGTTTGTCTCGTCACACACAACAAGATAATCATATAGTGCTCTCTGGCTTGTTAATTCTAGTAATAGACTTTCTGCTGCCTGCTTGATTTGGTCCCTAGTAATCTTATCATTTGGTTCAAAGATGTAAGGCTTAGCTAATCTGTTGAGCTGGCTTCTTAAGTAAATCACCAATCTTGCTACGTTGATTCTATCCAGTGAGCTTGCACCTCTTGCACGAGTTTTCTGTCCAAAGTTAACAAGACCTGCGCCTGTAATAAATGTTATTGGATTAACACTTATGCCTTGCAGTGTATCTCTTTGACCTTCGTTTAGTGCAACTGATTCAAATTCGCCTTCAGAATCAATGTAACCTGTTGCTGTTGCGTTTGTAATACCACCGCGTCTTGTACCTGCTGGTGCAAACCATGGATAGCTAACCTGATCGCTTAGTGCAATAGTGCGTAGCATCATGTGCGAAGCTGGTACTACAACGTTGTTACCTGCGTTATCACTTGTAAAGCCTGATGGATAAAATACTCCTAAGTATTCATCATTAGATACAAGTCCGTCATCGTTATCTTCAACAACAGTATTAACATTGGAGCCCCAATCGTTAAGTGAAGTTGCATCCGAAGGTAGTCTCATTGGCGAGTCGCCTACGATAAATGCACTCAGTCCACGATCGTAATTTAGTGAAATCATTTCGCCAATTAGCTCTGGATAACCAGGTGTTGCCATTAAGTTAAAGATTCTTGACTCATCATCTCTAATTGCATCATTGCTGTTAACCATTGCTTGTAATTGCTGAATAACAACTTTACGTTGTGCTTTGCGTCCAAATGATCCTGAACCGTCTTCTTGGTTTCCAGATTCTGTAACCCAACGATTTGGATAATAACCGCTCATAGATTCGCCGTTATTAAATCTTTCGTTGTCACCTAATACATCAATGTAGCTGCGTACAAATTTCTTAACATTAAATCCGCTTCTACGTGTATTCCACAACAACATACCTTTTGGATATAGTGCTGGGTCTGGAGCGTCTGGATCAAGATAGTTGCTAGTTAGCAAATCATCTATGTCAGCAGCTTCGTCTGCTGCGCCGGAAGAACCCCATCTTGCGTCTGCAAATAGAACACCGTCTTCTGTAGTTTGATCAGTTTTGTCAATTAGATCCCATTGTAACAAAGAACCGTTCCACTTGTAAATTGTAGGGAAGTCCTCAAGATTACTTGTAGAAATCCACAGGTCTCCATTTTTCAAATCAGTTCCGTCTGATTGTGCAGTCGGCTCGCTAGCAGCCACTATTGGGCCTGCTGGGTCAGTTTGATCGCCTTCTGCTGCTTGATAAAAAGGACTTGTGCTATCTAAGTAACCTACCCAAGTAGTACCGTTATGAATCATAATATCAACTTCATCAATAATTGAATTATACCATAGCGTACCGTCAGCTGCCAACGATGTTGGAGCATTGTCGCTAGCTGTATAAGTTAACGGAATCCAGTTACTTGCAACAAAATCGTTTGTTGTATCACCTGCTGGTGCAGCATATAAGTTTACTGTACCTGTGTTGTTTGATACATTAAATGCTGAAAAGCCGATTTCTTGTAAGTGTCCGCTAGTATCTGCAATTCTAAAATCGCCTCCTAGTGTGTGTCTTACAATCAATCTATTGTCGGCATCAACAGATGCTTCAACATTGGTTAGTCCTGCTGAGTTAATTGCTCCTGCAATAGTATCAGCATCACCTGCAACACCTGCTGCTGTACCTGAAACAGTTATAGCAGTTCCGAGTGCATCGCTTCCGTTATCAGTTTCTTGAATAGTAAAGCTAAACGCACCAGCTGTAGGAGTAAGTGCTGAAGTGTCAGCAACCTTTCCACTTTGAATAACAGTAGCGCCTGCTACTCTTCTTCTGTAGATTTTAAAATCTGCTAGTACAGGATCTTGGTCTTCAGAAACATTAGATTTAACATATAATGCTCCTATTGCTAAATTGGCGCCGCCGCCTGATCTGTCTAGGCCATATAGTGCTGCATGATTATTTTCAAATATAGGAGCTGCAAATTCGTCAAATAGTTCAGTAGAACCATTAAACTGCTTAACTCTCCATCTTGCACCACTGTTTGGTTCTGTGGTTTTAATCCATAAAGATCCTGTTGGACGTGGATTTGAATCGCTTGACTTATAAGCAGGTACGCTTGTGTGCTTGCTTATTTGTAGTTTAGGTGCATAGTAAGTACCTGCATCCATGCCAACTGCATCTAATAGACTTGAACCTGAGCTAGAAGCTAGTTTTACATCTTCGCCTGTTGAATAAATTTCAAGTGCTGCGTCAACAACGCCGGCTGTAATACCTAGTGTTGCTAAACCTGCTTCGCCATTGATATACGTTGCAATATCATTTACATCATCACCACCTACTGCTGTAATAGTAAATGCATCGTTAATTACCATGTCGTCGCCAGCGGAAATTGTTGGGTTTGCAGTTGAGCCTCTAACAGTTGCCCAAGATTTAGTCCAAGCTGCACTTCCTACTGCTACCCAGCTACCGTCTGTGTTTTTGTACCACATTTTTGGAAGTGTGGTAACAGCAACTACAGCATATGATCCAATTGCGCCTACTGCTGCTTTTGGAGTATAATCACCACCTGCAAAATCTACAACTTGTGTAGTATCTGTTATTACAATAGGAGTTTTAACATTAAATGATTGACCGCCAGTTGTTGTAATTGAATTTCCGTTCCATTCAAAAATACCCCAGCTAGTGTTTCCTGTATCTAACCAATATGTGCCGTCTGCAGGGTTTGCAGTTGGTGCAGAGGAAGATGCTTCTAAAGCACCTAGGTCTACATCTGCTCTTACTACATAAGCTCTGTTTGAAACACCTAACAATGAATAAGCAGCTTGTAGGCCATATTCGTTTAGTTCTGATCCGTGTATTGGATTGTTTGAGTTGTCAGTAACAAATACTGGATCGCCAAATGTCTCAACTAAGTCGCGTTGAGATGTAATTAAATAAGGTATGCCAGCATTGGCAGCCGTTGTGCCTAGTGCTGTTCCTGAGCCGCTACCATTAGTTTTATTTTCTCTTGTAGCGACAAAAATCATTGGTACGGTACCTGGTTCAGCTGGAGTGTAGAAACTTTCGTCTACAACGCTAACCTGTACACCTGGTGATGATAAAGCCATTTTTTTTCTCCTATTAAAAAAGATCTTTGTTAAGTGTATTTAGCAATACAAAATAAAAATAGCCGGATAAACAGTATAAAAAAGGGGTGAAAAAGGTGAGGTAAATACAATATGAGACCTTTATGCCAATGCGGACAGCGACCTGCTGCTATTAATTACTACAAACACAACAAAGTCTATTACAGAAAGTTATGTGAAGTTTGTCTTAAGCACGGCAAGCCCGGCTTGCCTAAATGGAAACTAGCAGGATATAAGAAAAAAGATACTTGTGAAAAGTGCGGCTTTACTTCAAAGCACTCTGAGCAATTTAACGTATATCATGTAGACGGAAATCTAAATAATTGCAAGCCTAGTAATTTAAAAACTATATGCGCAAATTGCCAACGTATTATGCAGAAGGAAGGAGTTCGTTGGAAGCAAGGCGATCTACTACCTGATTTCTAAGTTCAGTTACAGTTTCATTGTTGTCAATAATTTCATTAAAGCTCGTTCTACCCCAGGCCCATTCTGAACTGTGAATGTCTTTGGGTTCAACTGCACTAATTCTATAGTCTACAAACCAACCAGGTAGTTGTCCTCTACGTACCCACCAAACTTCGCCGTTTAGTTCTTGAATCATCTTTATTTCGTTTGGAAATCTAGTATCTGGAATAACAAAGTTTGTAGTAGGATTATCTAAGATTCTTTTCTTAACTAAACTGACCCAAATACCATCATAAAAGCCAGCTCGCATACATTCTGTACCAAACTCTTGTAATACTAATCTTGGCGTGATTGTTCGACCTGTTTCTTTGGTCCAAAATTCGTCAACTTTTTCTCGC